TTTCCCAGACCATTCAATCTCAGCATCGCCACCATCAGGTACAAGTGCTGCAGGACCGCCTTGGATATACCAGTTGTCACCTTCATAACCAATATGATTGTCGATTACAGTACCTCCATACTGTGATCCAAAAAATCCTGAGTTAGCTTCTACGTTTACATAAGGTCCAGCAAGACATGGAGCAGCAGCAAAGAAAGCAGCAGGGAGGATAGCAAAAATTTTCATTAGTTTAAAATAATTTGTGAATGTTTAAGTGTTAATAATTAGCGAGTTGAGATAGGCTCATCTGGTGGAAAAATAGAACGTATCAGGTCTCTCGCACCACCTGCAGCTGTTGCAATCTTCGAAGCTTTTTCTGAAAAGTCTGACTCGTTCCAGCTTTTGTTTTTACCTTTTTTACCTTTTTTATCTTTATCTTTATCTTTTTTATCTTCTTTAGGTTTATTAGATGGTGGTTCTTTTACAGCTTTTGGCGGTTCTCTAGGGTCAATTTGCATTTGACTATTTGTGTAACCTGATAGATTAGAAGTTGTGTTTGCCATTAATAAACAAGTTGTTTAGATCGTTCAAGTTTTTGATATACATCCTGACGATAAGCAGGATCACGGTCATACCTTGGATCACTCATTGCTTGGACAACTTCAGCTTGACTTCTGAAGGAATCAGCAGTACCTATTGATTCTCGTCCAGTCAGCATGTCTCCTTGGTCCCATCCATTTAGTTCTGCATATTTAAATGCCAATGCTTGAACAGCAAAGAAGCAAGAAGCAGGATCACCTTTAGCCATTACCCCGTCGTACAGTTCAATCTCTTCTTGACTAAGTGAATCAGAAGCCCAGGAAAGCATGTTCCCATATTCCTCCTCACCACCTACTACGTCATATAAGACACCGATGTCTCCATCAGATAACACTTCAGAACTAGGTTCTGAATCTTGGTTCTGTTTGTAAGCAAGGAACATTTCAGCTATGTCAATAGGATCTTTTGACTTCAGCTCATCAATAAGTTCCTGAGAGAATTCATCTTGTGACTCCTCCCATAGACGATCAAGTAAAGAAGCATCAATCTCTTGTGACTCCTCTTCAGCTTGTTCCTCTACTTGTTCTTCAGCTTCAGGCTGCTGACCAAGTTTCTTTTGTAATTCAAGGTATGCTTGTTCAAGTTGTTCAGCATCTTGAAACTTACCAGCTAGCATTTGCTGCTGCTCAGCTTCCATCTGTTCACCAACTTCGATAGAGTTTAATTCTTCTTCACTGAACTCAGGTTGATCCTGATTTGGATTGTACGTTAGGGTTGTCATAAGCGGTGGTTACTTCAAGGTTACCGAGACCGACATCAGATACATATTCAGTAGACCTACCTAGGGTTGGTGCACCGATCTTCTTACGTCGGGTGTATTTAGATTGTTGTTGATTATGAAAGTAAAGTCTGTCTTTGATGCTCAAAGGATCAGTTACTTCAGGGTTGGCCTCCAGGGGCTGGAGGTGCTCCGCCCTGGCCACCGGGTTCGGCTTGGCCTGGAGCTTCCTGCCCTTGGGTGGGCGAGAGGGCTTGCATTTGTCCATCAATAATACTCATTGCTTCAGGGTTTCTAGCTGGATCCATTGCTGGAGACTTAGCTAGTTGACCAGACTGTTTAATCATCTCAAGTTCTTTCTGTCCATCAAGCATTGTTTGCTGTTCCTGAGACTGTTGCTCATTAACTTCATCCATAGACTTAACTAGATTTAGAACATCAATACCTTGTGATGCAGCTAGTCGTTTAATAACTTCCTCGGGATTAATATGAGTAGCCAGTGCTTCAGGACCCATCGTTTGAGAGATGGTTGTAAGGAATGCAGTTAAGCTTTCTCTATCCTGACCACGGCCAAGAGCATTAACACCAGCCACAATGGTTGGCGATACAATTTCCTTTGGAATGCGTGGGATAACTCCAGTCTTTTGGAGTACATTTAATTTTCTATTGAGATATGGTACTAGGAATTCAGTAGTCAGTACAGAGAATAATCCCCCTAACTGTTGTTCCAATTCCATCTGTGTCATCCTCACCTCCTCAGCAGTAGTACGTTCTGATTGACGTACGCTAAGGATTAGGAATGCTTCAGATAATCTCTTCTCTAATGTCTGCATCATTTCATATGCAGTACGAAAGTCAGCTGTCTTACCAACCTGTACAACACCGATGTCGTCAGGTCTTCCTTGTACGATTGCACCATTACCAGCAGACGCCAGAGTGGCAGGCTTGGTAGTGCTAGATGGTGATACAACAAACACAACCTTTGCAGCTGCTGCAGAGCCTTCTACGAGGGCTTGAGACAACGCTTCAAGTGACTTTAGATCACCAATAAATTCTTCAACACGTCCACGTCCATAGATTTCACCATCAGCTGCTGCATTAAACCTAAGTGGCATCCAAGGATCCGCATCTTTAGGTGCTTTGCCATAGCTAGTAGGAATAATCTTATCGAATATCTCTTGATACCAAATGACTCTGTTGTTCTCATACTTAACGCATGTGTATACGTCTACCTCTTCTGTAGGTTTATTTTCTTGAGAAACACTATTGGGTTTGCGCTCCTGTAATTCGGGTGGAAGGAGATGAGCTACAAATTTTTTACTAATTTTTTCCTTGGTAACAATTGCTGTTACATTACCGTTACCGTCTCTATCTACAACATAGCGATTTAAAGGATATAGCCTCAGCTTATCTCGTCCCATATAGAGAAGAACATTTCCAGTAACAACCAAATGCTTAAGTGCTTGGTGTACTGTCACACGATCATCGGAAGCTGCAATAGTTTCCATGATTGTACGTTCAATCTTAGCGAATGATAATTCCAACTCTGATCTCATCTCTGGATCATCAGCTAGTTCTGGCAACTTACTTTCGTTAGGTTGCAGTTTAAAGAAACTAGTTTGTGGAGGTAGGAGAGCAAGCATCAGTTTAGATGCAAGGGTTACAACACCTTTTGCACCTACTGATTGCCAGGGAGTAGGTATAATCCTAGCTCCTTTAGTAGTCTCCTCCTCACCCCTAAAGATATAGGGGAGAGTTAGTCTTGCTGCTTCTTTTGCTTGTTGTACATATTGAGAACGGTCACCTTGTAAAGAATCATACCTTTGTCGAGCGTTCATTTTTAGGTTAAAGAAAGATTGTCATTATTCATTTGCTTCTAATTGATTTAGAAGCCACTCCACAACTGAACGCTGACCTGATCGATACATAATTTGTTCGATACTGTCACCAGGTGTGGGTGTAGTAGGTGGGAAGTTTTCTTCTAGCTGTTTAGCCATGGCATGGGTTTCCATACCAAGGGCTTCAAGCATGTTCAGTGTTTGCATGACATTGTTGACAAGTTACTGTAGAAATTGGATACTTAGCATTTACTGGTACATCCTTTCCACACACCTTACATTTAAGAATTTTAGTTTCGTCAAGCATATTGGGGGAGATTTCTTGCATCATGTTCGAAGAAGGCGGGCATTCTGCTTGCTTTAGTTTCGGCAAGTTGTGGAGCCTTACCTTCATACATCAAGCGATCGCTGGAATCCAGCCAAAAATTTTTGTTCAAATATTTATCAGGGTTAGTACCTGACAGTGGCTGCATAACCCAATTAATGGTTGCTTTACGTAGCTTGTCTAGTGACGGAGATACTTCTAATCCCATCTCTCTACAAACAATCGTATTAGTTAATACGTGCCCAACTTCATCTCTTGACACGTCAGCTGATGTAGTTCTAAGACCTGCATCTCCACAAAAACGGAAGAAAGGAAGCAACACAAAGAAGATACTACGTTCAGCAACTAGTGCTTTAGTAATCGTATGGTCAGGGTGGTCTTCCCATGCTTTACGTAAACGTAGTGCTTCTAATTCAGATTGTGGATCAACGCCAATAGCGTTAGCTGCGTAGCCTAATGCTACATCATGATTCTCTTCGTCTTTTACATTAGACAGAAGGAGTTCACGAGCTGCGTCAGGGAATTCACCCTTTAGTGTCTCTTTAATAAAATTACCAACTGGCAATTCCATGTGACGCATTGCTAGGGCTCTACGAATGGTTTCTTCTGAGCCTTCTTTTAATTTACCTGCAGTGGTTTGTACCGGTGTCCACTTCCGTTTGTTATTTAGAATTTTTTGATAAGGATTTAGTCTCATTCTTGGCAATCACACTCAAGGGGTTCATTTAAAAGTCCCTCCAAGTAATCTTCTACTTCAGTCTCATCTAGAGCGGCATATACGCTTGACTTATCCTGAGTATTCGACATCACTTGAAGCGAATAATACAAAGAAGTCTGGGGCGATTCAAGCCACTCTTCAATGAAACTCTCATCCATGGTGATCAAATCCGACCACCAATTCAGAGAGTAACCATGCAGAAGTCCAGTCCTATCTAACATTGTCATGATGTTATCGGCTACCTTTTTAAAAGCGTCCCAGCCGACTTCAGACGCGATTTCACACTCACCATATTGATAGTTCACCACTCCTTCAGTAGAGCTATCACGATCGACGCTACGTGCGATAGGTGGTGCAATCTCAGGTGTTGCAGTGAAGCCCTCTAAGGACTTACTACGGTAAGAGCAGCTCGCTGTGGGTGCGATAGCGAACGCTCGATCCATATTGTTTTCTTTTGCAATTCTAGTAGCGACATCAATGCCACTCTTAAGTTGAAGTGCAAGATTAAAAGCAGGTGAGTTTAACTGCTCACCATTGTTTACTTGCTCAAGTGCACGCCCAAACTGTGAATACGTGATGTCATAACGTGCAAGTAGTTGAGCAAGGCCAAGCATTCCAAGGCCGACTTGACGGTCAACCTCTGGCTTTAGGTATTCACCTTGATCACCAACACCAGTTTTACCATGTAGTTCACAAAGCTCAGTCATGCCCTGTTCAAATGCTTTTGGGATATCTATAAAGTCACACGCTGCAAGGTTTACATGAGACAAAAGACAACTACCACGGCTAGGTAAAAACACTTCCAAACAAACATTTAATCGAATACGATTGCCGTTTTTATCATACTTAACCTTGCCTAACCAGATATCACCAGCACGGATCCCATTAAGAAGGGCTTTCTTGATATCTGGCGGCGTATCCTTCCACCAATCTTCTGTGATGTTGACACACCGCTTAACCCAAGGTAGCTCAGCTCTACTGGCGGTAATAAAGTCGAGAATATCAGGGTGATTGAGATCAAGATGTAAAACAACTGCGCCTTTTTTAAAGCGTGATCCTCCACGTCTAACAACATCATTAATTACATTGTAGATACGTCCAAAACTTACCGGACCACTTGCAGTAACACGTGGACTCTCAGTACCTTTAGGACGAAGTTTAGATAAATGGACAGCAACTCCTGCCCCGTACCTGAGTCCATGAGTCACAAATTTGAATGATGAATTTAAACCATCAGGTCCATCAAAAGAATCTTCTGGCACGTGAATTGTGCAGCTGACCGGCAATCGGCCATCAGGTTCGTCAATCCATGACTGGACACG